GGTATTTACCATGGTTTCGCCAACCTGAAAAATAAATCGTTGATGGTGAATTGAGTGTTTCACCATTAAATGTATAATGCACTTACTAAATTTTCATTTAGAACTCTCCGTCGTAGTTCAAAGAAGTTGCGCGATAGAGGATTATTAAAACTTCTACCTCAAGTCGGTGTGGATTCACCGCGATATTATAAGTTTCAGACTTATAATATGTTAATGGTTATGGCTAAGAATTTAGATGTAATCGACGAATTGCATTCTCGACAAGCCTTTGAAGCTCAATCGTGTATTTTTGAGGATGTTAGTGATGATATATTACCAACTAGTCAAATATACCGAGAATTGGATGAATACATTGATAAATTAATGCGTTTGCCTGTCGATCCTATATTATCTGTATCAGATGATGTTTTTGTACCACAATCCAGTGTTGAGAGTGATTTATCACCTTTGTCTATTGATGTACGAAGCGTTAATGAATTTTGTGATGCTTGGAATGTTAGACCTTTTGATACTGAACATTTCAAATCATATAAGAATTCGCATTGGGTAGCTTCAGAGTTAACCATGGGTTCTGAATTGACTAAATCAGCTTTGTCAAAATATAGACATTTAATGAAGGATTTGCGTTCTATTGGTGTTATTCCTGTTGCTACTAATATTGTTACTTATAGTGATAGGATTTATGCTACTATGTTAGTACCTCTGGCATTTTGTGCTGAATTTGAACCACACTCCGGTATGGAAGTTTCTTACAATTCAGATGTTCATGGTGCCACATTAGTATCACCTACTAAGGATAGTGAGAGAAGACAACAACAGATGACATTTAGTGATCAGGACACAGGTTACACTTATAGGATTGATGATTATGTGGATGATGTTAGAAAATCCAGGGATGAGCGAGTCGCAGCTTATAAGGATTTTCTTAAGCGTCCTATTAAGCTTAATGCTTATAAGTGGCAAGTCGGCGGAACTTTTAATGCTGATATTAATCCTTGGGACGATTATTTTGGAAATAATACTCGTATCAATAATCGCATAACACATTTTAATTTACTGAGAGGTAAATTATGTGTTAAATTTGTGATTAGTGGTACTGGTTTTCATTATGGTCGTGTACTGGTTAGTTATATGCCTTTGCATAGGTTTGATCAGATGTCTGGATTTTCAGAATTGATTGAAACTAATTTAGTACAACAATCACAATTGCCTCATATATTTCTTAATCCGACGACTCAACAGGGTGGAATGATGTGTTTACCTTATTTTTATCATGAAGATTATTCAGCTATTACAGCACGAGATTGGCTTGAATTGGGTAATTTGCAGATTAGATCTTTAGGTACTCTTAAGCATGCCAATGGTGGTACCGATGATGTTTCAGTTACAGTATTTGCTTGGATGGAGGATGTAGAGGTTTCTATTCCTACATCAGTTGATGCAGCTAATTTGCAACCACAAGGTGGTTTTGAGGCGCATTCTGGTGAGGAAATTAATGAAGCTAATAATACTGGTGTCATATCAGGACCTGCATCTAAGTTATCAACTATTACTAGTATGTTATCTGATGTTCCCGTTAT